CGATGTTGATATCATGATTCAAGACAACGGAGGGTGGAAAGGTTATCAAAATGTCACCAATGACACTCGTGGTTTTGATTTGACATTGACCAATGCTTCAGGTCCTATTATTGCTGCCACAGCGCCTATTACACAAAATAACACAGCTGAAAGTCCACTGGAATATGGCGATCTCTGGATTGACAGTTCAGATTTGGAAAATTATCCTTTGTTGTATCGCTGGGAACAAGTCAGCGGAGTTGATCAATGGGTAGCAGTCGATACCACAAATCAAGTCAGCTCAAATGGTATATTGTTTGCAGATGCACGTTGGGCACCAAACGGCACAACTGATCCTATAGCAGATCCATTCCCCACAATTGTGAGTTTGTTGACCAGCAACTACTTGGACCTAGACGCACCCAATCCTGCACTCTATCCTGAAGGCATGTTGTTGTTTAACACCCGCAGATCAGGTTACAATGTCAAGAGTTTCCAAAACAATTATTTCAACTCAACCACATTCCCTGACGACACCCTGCCCACAGAGAAAAATACCTGGCTCACTGTTTCAGGCAACAAAGACAACGGCGCCATGTACGCTGGTCGTCAGGCACAACGCAAACTGGTTGTAGCTGCAATGAAGTCAGGTATTGATACCAGTTTGACAGCAAGAGAAGAACAAAATCAATTCAACTTGATTGCTGCCCCTGCATATCCTGAACTTGCTACCAACATGGTTGCACTCAGCAATGAACGTGCCAACACACTGTTTGTGCTGGGCGACACTCCCATGCGTCTGGGTGCCAATGGCACAGATTTGTTGACCTATGCTACCAACAACAGTGGCCTGGGCCTCAGCACCGACGATGGGCTCACAATTGGTTCAGCCTATGCTGCTGTGTTCTATCCTTCATGCCAGACCACAGACTTGAGTGGCAACACTGTAGTTGCACCCCCAACCCACATGATGGTTCGCACCATACTGCGCAGTGATGCAGTAAGTTATCCATGGTTGGCACCAGCTGGCACACGCCGCGGGGTGATTGACAATGCAGAAGCCATTGGCTTCATTGAAGCTACCACAGGCGAGTTTGTGCAAACTGCCGTGGGACAGGGCATACGTGATGTGTTGTATGAAAACAATATCAATCCTATCACCTTTATTCCAGGTGTTGGCATTACTAATTTTGGCAACAAAACACGTCAAGGACTGACCACCGCCCTGGATCGCATCAACGTTGCTAGATTGATTGTGTTCTTGCGTGGACGACTTGAAGAAATTGGCAAGCAGTACTTGTTTGAACCCAATGATCAAATCACTCGCAATGAAATCAGCAACACCATCAACAGCCTGATGATTGATTTGATTGCCAAACGTGCTATCTATGACTATTTGGTTGTTTGCGATTTGAGCAACAACACACCTGCAAGAATTGACCGCAATGAGTTGTATGTAGACATTGCTATTGAACCTGTGAAAGCTGTGGAATTCATCTACATTCCTCTGCGTATCAAGAACACAGGGGAAATTTCAGGCGTGGCAGCATGATGAAACAGGGGGCCTTTTACCGGGCCTCCATTTCAGGTAAATAAACACAACAGGAGAAATAACAAATGGCAGTTTCATCATTACAGAGAATGACAGTACCCTTGGCCAGTGACCAAAGTTCAAGCACCCAAGGTCTGTTGATGCCCAAACTCAGATATCGCTTTAGAGTGATGTTTGAAAACTTTGGTGTGAGCACACCAAGAACCGAACTAACCAAACAGGTCATAAGTTTTGCTCGTCCCAATTTGACATTTGAAGAAATTGCAATTCCTATCTACAATTCAACATTGAAACTGGCTGGCAAACATACTTGGGCAGCAACCTCATGTGAAATTCGTGATGATGCCAGCGGCGCAGTCAGCAGATTAATCGGCGAGCAATTGCAAAAGCAAATGGACTTTTTAGAAATGAGTTCAGCTGCATCAGGCATTGACTACAAGTTCACTACCAAGGTTGAAATCCTTGACGGCGGCAACGGAGCCAATGAACCAGTGGTGCTGGAAACATGGGAATTGTATGGTTGCTATCTCAGTGGTGCTGACTACGGTGCATTGAACTACAGTGAAAGTGCTCCAGTATCTATCACCATGACCATTGTGTACGACAACGCCAATCAAACACCCGAAGGTACAGGAGTTGGCACCGACGTTGGCAGAACTCTTGGGGATGTAATAACAGGCGCAGGCCAGGCTGCTTAAACCATGGCATTTGGACAAGACTTCCTCAAAGGAGTCACCCAAGGCTTAGACTTCAAGAGTTTCGGCAAGCAGCTGGTTGGTGGGTTCATAGGCAACAGTGTGTTGCGTGATTACCAACACGCAAGCCGCACGTTCACCACCAATGCCTACGAACTCAAACCCAGATACAAGTTTCTCTTTCATGTGAGCTTCACGCTGAATGTCACAGAGATTCCTTTTTTAAATTCTGTATTTTCTTCTGATGACATAATGAATCTCAGTCTCACAGTCAAAACCATTGATTTGCCCAAATTCAGTATAGATGTAGAAACTCTGAATCAATACAATCGCAAAAGAATCATACAGAAAAAACTCAATTACGATCCCATCAACGTGACATTTCACGATACCGGCAATGACTTGAATCGCAAACTGTGGTACTACTACATGAGTTACTACTACAAAGATCCCACACAGCGATACTTAGATCCCAACAACACCAATGGTACCAATGGCAAAAGCTCATTGCGACAAGCCGGCTTTGGCTACAATGATCGAGACATCTACGACAGTCGAAGAATTGGTGATGTCAACGACTGGGGTTACATTGGCGAAGCCTACAACGATGGCAACTCTGCTGGCACCACAGGCAAACCTCCATTCTTTCGTGACATCAGAATCTACGGCATGGACCAGCGCAAGTTTGCTGAGTATGTGTTGATCAATCCACTAATCACTTCTTGGGGCGGCGATCAGTACAATTATTCTGAAGGCAGTGGTACCATGCAAAACTCAATGACCATTGCGTATGAAACTGTGAAATACTATTCGGGTGCCTTGGGTCGAGCACAATCAGGCGGCGATCCTAATGTGCAAGGTTTTGCCACAGATGCACACTATGACAAGACTGTGAGTCCCATTGCTAGACCTGGCGCCAATGCCACTGTGTTTGGTCAGGGCGGATTGTTGGATGCAGGTGCCGGCATACTCGGTGATCTTCAAAGCGGATCAGTGCTGGGCTACATCGGTGCTGCACAAAAGGCTGCCAGGTTGAGTAAAACATTCAAAGGCAAAAATATTGGCAGTATTGCTGCCAGTGAAGCATTGGCCTTGGGCACTCAAACTTTAAAACAAGGCATCACACCCGGTGGTGTACGTCAAGTGGCGAACAAAGCAAATGGATGGTTGTTCCCCACGCCCAAAGGTACCAATTCGGCACCTATTGGTCCACTGGTTGACAACGCAGGACGCAAACTGTTTTAAATCATGAGCACCGTAAACTATACCAACCCCAACAAAGATCTCACAGTGCGACTGTTTGATCAATTCTACAGTTATGAAGTAGATGTGCCGGCCAATGAGTATGATGTGGTCCACAGTTATTTTTTAAGTGTGATGAGCACTCGCCAGGCCGCAGGTAACTTTACCATGAGCCTGTTCAGAGTGGCACAAAACACAGGCATTCCTGCGCTGACACTGTTGAAAGAGTTTCAAGGACTCAACGGGGTCAATCTCAGTGCCAGCCTGGCTTACTATCTCAATAGCATTCGCAGCCGAGCCACACTGCTGGGCGTGGGTGCCACAGTCACGCCCAATTTCTATCAAGCTAGAAATGTATTAAAATGAGTCGCTGGGCTCAAGGCAACTATGTCATAATCAATCGTGAAAAGTATGCGGGCAATGGCACACCGCGCTACAGATCAGGTTGGGAACTCAGCTTTATGAAGTTTTGCGACACCAATGATCATGTGTTGCAGTGGGCAAGTGAAAGCATTGCTATTCCTTATCGCCATCCCATAACAGGCAAGGTTGCACAGTATATCCCGGACTTCTTGATCACTTATCGCAACAGGGACAACACCATGCGAGCAGAGTTGATTGAAATCAAACCCAAAAACCAAAGCGTGATTGAATCAAAAATGAACAGCAGAGATCGTGCTGTGGTAGCCATCAACTATGCCAAATGGGACGCTGCTACCAAATGGGCCAGAAAAAACGGCCTAAGTTTTAGAGTTATAACTGAGAACGATATGTTTCACAACGGTCGTGCTTGACCACTAAATAGGGCATGACCCGCAAACTTGAAGAACTTTTTGATTTACCCCCATCCCAAGACGCCCCTGCTGATGCTGACTTGCCCCCCGTGGAAGATCTGCGCAGCCAACTACAAACCCTAGACGACAACATAGACAAAATTGATTTGGCCTTGCCGGGTGTGCGCGG